AGCAACACCAGCTTGATCGATTGCACGGCGGCTACCAGATACTGAGATTACTTTGCTGTTGATCTGTGTGTAGTTACCCAAGCGTGTACGCATTGGACCTACAGTTGTAGAAGCTGCACCATCACCAGCAGCAGGTGCAGTACCAGCTGCCAAGAAGTCTGCGCCTTCAGCTACACGAGAGTTACCTGGAGCTGTAAGCTCGTCGGTTTGCCATTCGTGATAGATGTTGGTTGCTTTAGATTTACCGATTGAAGACAAGAAAGGAGTCTCATCACGTGTGATCATCGAAATGAAATTCGCTAGATCCTCACGGTTTGAAACGTCTTTACCAGTGCCTGTTGCTCCACGAGCTGTGACGATATTACGCCCACCTGTAGTTGCCATTTTATTAATCCTCCTAGGATATTATTTAGTTAGAGAGTTGGAGGCGTATTGACGAAGGAAGTCCATTTGGTCATCTTTAGATGCACCTTCTTTAAATGCACGGGCCTTCACCATCTTTTCTTTATCAGCTGCTTTTTTATTAGCAGCCGCTGGCTTTTTAGTTGGAACCTTCTTAGTTGGAATATCCTTACGCTTTGCAGCGCCTTTCGTAATTCCATTCTTCAAGCGGCGATAGTCATCAATAAATTTTACAACATTGGGATCTATAACCGAATTTAAAAGTTCATCTGCAATACCATTCTCAAGAGCGAACTCTCGAATTTCAACTGCAACCTTTTCACTGAAGTCGGGGATTATATTTGGAATCACTTCTTGGAAGTGTTTCATCTGAGATGTAAACTGCTCTTCCTGAAGTTTTAATTTCTGTTCTTCAACAGTCTTCAAAAGATTCTCACGGGTATTACGTGCAGCCCAGTATTTCTGCTGTGACTGTTCACGTTGATCCTTGAGATCACTTAGTTCATAAGTGTCTCCGCTATCCCTAGCTTCTTTGATCTTGGCTTCAATATCGTGGTATTCCTTAGCCAGTTTTTGTTCGTCCATTGTTAGCATTGCATTAGTAGCATCTGACATCTTTGTGATTTCAGATAACTTAGTAACACGCTCCTCATCAATGGCCTTACGCGCCTCTCCGAGTTCACGACCCTTTTTAGAGAGTGAAGCATCTGTCTGATAGCCTTTAAGCAGATCAGCAAATGAGACTTCCATTTCTTCCCCATCAATTTTGACAGAGACTTTGGCATCTAAGTCTAGATCATCAACAGTAAACACAGTAGCTTCTTGGGTAGGGGCTTCCGCGCCATCCTCATCTTCTGTCTCTTCTGTATCTTCCTCAGACTCTTCATCGCTAACGGCGGCATCTGCTACATCTGGGTCTTCCTCAGCAGTTGCTTCCGGATCCTCGTACTCGATCTCCTCTTCTGGTAGCGGCACATCATCATCCCGAAGAAATTCGGTATTAGATAGTACGGCATCTAGGAGTTCTTGTTCGCTTGGACCAGCAGAACTGGGAACATCATCCATTGCGGGTAGAGATTCATTTTGTTCTGACATGTTATATTATCCTTCTTTTTTAGCCGCAGGCTTAGTTGCCTTTGGTACGGATGTTTCTTTCTTGTCTGCATATCGATCTAGTAGACCGTACATAGCTCCAAGTTGATTGCAATTCAGTTTAGCTTTACCTGGAGATCGCATAGAGTCGTACTCTAACAGGTTAATCATATTTTTAATATTAGCTATCAACTGTTCGTAATCGATATTATTCATTGTGTGTTGTCCTCAATGTATGGTACGTTTTTTCCGTATGTTTCAAAGTTAATCAACTTTTGTTTAACATCCCCCAGCGATAGTGCTGAGTTATAAATAAACTCTCGTGTCTTAACTTCATGTGGATCTGTGCCTAACCAGGCAGTAAAGTATTGCACCAGCAATTCCCCGTAAGCTTCATTAAAGAAACTTTCCCGTTGTTGGGAGGAGAACTGCGCACGTACAAGTGCTTCCTTTGCTATCAGATCCGGATGTGTATTTCCTTTCAGCATCTTCTCTGCTGCAACTTTATACTTTTCCATTCTGTTTCCTTATTGGTTATAATTATTTAGACCTATACTTAGAGGTCTTAGCGGCTATCTTTTTAGGTTGGGCAACGTATTGCTTACCTTGTTTAGCACCCTTACGTTTAGCCGCACTAGTCGCAGAGTATTCCTTTGAGGTTAAAGATTCTCTAGCTTTCTTAGGGAGATATCTTTCACCTGTAGCCCCCTTACCCTGAGTAGAGTTCTTGCCACTCTTGGTACCCCATTTCTCTTCAGTCCACTTGTCTAAGCTTGTTTGAGATTTTTTCTTAGGCACGATAACCACCCCCAGCTTTCTTATACTCACTAGCTAATAGTTGTGCTTTACGTGCAGACCACTGACCTGCACTGCCACCCTTAGATCCAGACTTGATCCTGTTGAATAAGTTTTTACGCATTGTTGGTTTAGTGTAGTTACCTGCTTCATTAACAGTTGATTTTTTCTTTGGCATTAAGCAGGTTCTCCATAATACTTTAACTCAACACAGCTAGGGTTTATGTTTGCATAGCTGTACTTATTCTTAATCCTTAGTGATTCATTTAGAACGTCTGCCTGACACCCTTCTTCCGTGATGGATATGTGTGGGCTAGTGATAACGTCACAATGATCAGCTAGAGAACTCATACAGATTAGTATTACACCTAAATACCCAACCACTACCATTTTTCTTTATCCGCCCAGTATGCAGCAGACATCTTACCCTTTGAGATATTCTTCCCATGACGGGCCTTGAAGCTTGCACGTTTAGCTTTCATCCTATCGGACTCGCCTGATTTAGGAGCACCCGCTGTGGATGCACCCTGTTCCCCAAACCGAATAGTCTTAATTGTCTCTCCTTCTTTAGCGACAACAACGTGTGACTTGGTTGGGTGTGATGGGGTACGTTTAGGTTTATTGTAACCTGACACCCCAGCATTAGCTAATCTAGAATCTTTTTTCTTTGGCATATTATCCTCTCACAATGGGTTGTCCACTAGGGAGTTGTAGGCTTTCCAAATATCATCAACCTCTGTTTTTAAAGTATCAATAGAGTCATCTAACCCATCTGTTATTGTAGTACTTTTTTCAACTTGAGATCGTAGATCTAGTAGTGTTTTCTGTTGCTCTAAGATAGTTTGCATTTGAGTACTTATAGATGAAAGTTTTGTATTCAACCCACGAACATCATTATCCAGGACTGCTTGTTCAAGAGTTTGTATCCTAGAGCTTAGCTCACCAGCCTTAGAGTCAAACGCTCCTGATGCTTCAACTACAGTAGAGATTCCTGACTCAACAGCGTAGAATCTCTGTAGGGTATCATAAGCGTAGTATATACCACCACTTAAAGAACCCAGCAATGGGAGGGCAGCAGCTACGTACCAACCCTTAAAGGTAAACCCCCCTACTTTTAATTCAGCGTTTTCCAAATTACATATCCTTTATTGGTGAGCCATTTTGTTGCATGTAAGTATTAGCACCATATATAGCAGTTGCATCCTTCATGTCAGCAGTCAAGTAACCAGACCAGCCAGTACCATTTGCATCCCAAGTAATCACAAACTCATCAACACTCTGTGTGTAGGTGATAGCGGTATACTGACCAGCTACAAGATTATTAGCTGCTGTGTAGGTATCAATACTGGTGGTAAGCTCTGTGTTATTAGCAGCTGCCATAAAAGCACCAGCTTGTTGTGCGTACTTCTCAATATTGTTTACTGCATCGTTGTAAGCGGCGACCTCTGTGGCTTGGATTGTGTACTCGTCTGTTAGAAGCATACCCTGCAGTGCAGCTTGTTCTGGTTTAGTGTCTGCATCTGCAGCAATATCAGAGAGTGAAGTAGCCATAGCAAGAACAGAAGTGGCATCTATAAGAAAGTCTACAGCCAATGTCAACTGGTTCATAGCAGCAGTGTGCTCTTGTGTGAACAACTGTTTGGCGTCTGCTGCAGTAGCGTAGTCATGTCCTACTACCTTGTCTAAGGCGATGTTATATGCTACATACTGTGCGTCTGAGATCAATCCATCATTGAGGGAATCATCTATGATGACTCGACCAACCGTAGCGTACCCAACTGCACCGTTATAAAGCTGACCAGAAGCAAGCAGCTTATTGTTAATAATATCAATCGTCCCCTTGAGTTCCGTTATCTTCTGTGCCCCCGTCAGATCGTAATCCTGCGCGAGTAGACCGGAACCGCTCACTAAGAGAGCGAGTGTCCCCGACATTAATATTAACCTGTGCATCATCAATTTCATTTGTTAGATCCTCCCCGATCCTTAATAGATTATCCCAAAAACTTTTGTTATCCACATAACCTACAATAAAAGAATTTGGATCTTCTCTATACTTACTTATTGCTTTTTTACCCATAAGTATTTTAGATGTTAAAACATCAACAATTGGGCACGGTGTTGCGGCTAATACCATAGCTTTAAAAACCTCTGGGCTATCGCATAGAACACTAATTGCTGAGACCTGTAAGCCTAACCCACCTATTTGCTGAGGTGTTCCGAGTAGCCTTGCATCTTTTCTCCTATTGCAGTTAGGGTCTTGTGCCATAGTTCCACCGGAAATACCAATAAGGCTCAACTGAATACCTACAGAGGTTGGCATCAAGCAGCTGTCATTCCCACCAGCACCCATAACTGTAGGAGCTATCGAAGACATTACAGGAGCTGGGCTTCCAGCCCCAGTAGCATTGTAGTTGTTCGTCTCACTGGTACTTTCATTATTACTGTCCAGAGTAGAGTCTTGGTAGTTATTACTGAAGTCACCGTTAACATCATTAGCGTAAGCAATCGCTGCCCAGAAGATCACTAAGATCAGGGTCAAGGCACATAAGTTTAATGGCTGCTTTATCTTCTCCAATAATTGAAAGTGTTTGTGCATCTAAGTTCCTCTGACATTTTAAATCATTGCCAGGACAAACAGAAGGATAGTTTACAACTGTTGTTGTACAACTGGACAAAATAATGACTAGGGCAATAGTTTTAGTTCCCATTTTCACGGTTTGTTTCCATCATATCGCGTATAGACTTTATGTTTTCATCCATACGACCAAGAGTCACGGCTTGAGTTTGGATTATACTATTTAAACTCATAAGCTGTGATTCGTTCCTGCTAATATCACGAGCATTAAGCTCTATAGCACTTGCTAAACTTGATACATACCACACTAAAGCACCTGTTTGAAACAGTATACCCACTAGGAAAGAGATAGACATGTTCTTATCTTTTATATCTTTTATCATTTAGTAAACCCCGCACCGAAATATAGACCAACAATCGCTGACACTATATGTGTATCTAACGGAGTAATCACAAATCCCGTAGCAGACTGCCACTGAACTGTTCCATCACCACCAAATAACCAATTAAATAAACCACCATGTACTTCGGTGTATCCCACTATCACACTGACCTCTGGGTACCATACAGCTACCATTTTAGGTAACACGATAATGGCAAACACTGCTGATAGTGCTATGATCCTACGTGTCCACGCAAAGTGTACATCCGTCTTACCATGCTCCCTAGCTTCTTGCATACCACCGATCATCATCTTTTGCTGTTCGGCTTTGTTCTTTGTATTCTGACCCCACATTGACATAACACCACCTAGGATGGTGGAGAAAAGCATCGTGATTAGTTCTAAAGGTAATCCAAACATTCCCCACCTCCCTAGTAGTTATGCTTCCCCTGCAAGCATTGATCGTGCAAGGTTTGTTATTTGGTTAAAGTCAGGACGCTGTGGGGGTTCGATACCCTCCTTACGCGCCTTGATGTCAATCTCTGCCCACTGTTGGAAATGCTTATCAATAGATATAGCCAACTGTTTAGTGTTGTCATCTACAGTGTTCTTAGATTGTGCGTTGGTAAATGTAACATTAGCTTCTGCTAGTGAGGCATCTGCTTCCAACTTACGTTGTGCAAGAGCACCATCCTTCTGGGCTTTCTCAGATTGCTGTTGAACAGTTTCAATAGCCTTCTGCTTAAACTCATCAGTTGTGTAGTCTTCAAGAAAATCATGACTGTCAATACCCATAGACTCTATTAGCTTTGTAGCTAAGATAGCAGGGGCTGATGGGCGAATTACAACGCCTTGACCCTGACTGTTTAGAGCTGGGAGAACTTGACTACCAACCATCTCTAGTTTCTTAATCATGTTTGCATTTGAGTTCTCACCGATATCTAGAAACACTTCAACATCCATACGTGATGGTAGGGCCATGATATCTATCTCAGCGAACACACCTTGGTAACTGAACTTAGATTTAGTCTTCAAGCATTTCCGCATTGTCTTATAGACACCTGTACACAGACGCTTCATACCTGTCTCTGCAAACCTACGAGCAATGTGCTGGATACGTTTTTGAGATGCAGACTGAACCGCAGCCACCTTAGACTCACTATTACCAGACACATACAAAGAATCATTAAGACCCTGTGCAGCTTTAGACATGCCAGTTGCTTGCTCTTTAATTGTCTGTAAGTGCGAAAGCAGTGGTACAGTGCCCGAGCTAATTGCCTCTGGAGGCATTGAAGCTACAGCACCATTTGGATTACCATTAGTTGGAATGATTTGTTTTGGTCTCATATTCTGGAGAGCAGAGAAATCAACAACGTTTGGATCAGCAAGCTTTGGTGAATAGTTTGTAAGGTATGTATTCTCAACAAACCCACGAAGGATTGCTGTAGATGCTAGTGTGGATGAACGTGTAAAATCAGCAATAGACAAACCATAAAACTCATATGGAATATCGATAGGTGAAAGACAAGCAATTGGAATCATGTCTATGTCTTGTTCGTATAGGATTGTCTCACCTGCAATAATGAAGTGCTTAAGTTCAGCAACCCCATCACCATCACGGTCAACATTAATCCAACACTCTGTGATAGTCACTTCCCGATTAGCCTCTAGTGCTGTAATGTCATCAGTCATACGACCTTGTAGGTAACTCTGACCTGTTACTAGCTTACGTGCTGCAATGTCTTCTGCATAGCTACCATTACCATCCCAAGTTGTATCATCACCAAGATCATCCCATTCATCTTCACCAATGTTGTCTGCAACTTCAGGCCACATCTTACGGATCTCTGAACGAGTCAGTATTGTTTGGATACCTACAAAACTAGCATCATCAATAGACTTAGAGTCACGTGAGATTCTAAAAGATTCTGGTGGGATGTTCTCAATCTTAACACGAGAGTTGTCATTCTTACGACGAATACGCACATCAACATAAACCAACTCAGCATCTTGCTGTCCGGTCTCCATGTTTAACTCACCTAATTCATTTTCATAATTTAGGTCACCAATGATCTCAACTCCTTCTTCAGCAAGGAGGACATCTAACTGGCCTTGAGAAATCTTCTCGTATTCTTCAAACTCGTAGTCATAACCCTCTACATAGTCCCACCGAATGATACCATTCTTCCACAATAGGGCACTTTTTATCCAGGTTTGGATAAGTTCCCACCCATTATTCTGCTTAAAGATAGCATAATTAGTAATCATAGAGGCATCCCTAGCACTCTTAAAAGAGCCTGGAGAGTTGTCATATGGTACAAAT